TCCGCCGGCCGGCTTATTATCAAGCCTGCGATGCTGGAACACGTTCGTCGCATGGTGGATGCGATGCACGACCACCCTGAATCGTCGGAGGTCGGAACCTACCTTCGCGAGATGAAACTTCAGAAGAAGCACAAGGAGGTGGGGCTCTTTGCCGTTGCTTCGTTCGGGTCGTCAGGGAACGAGTTTCATGTCCAGACAAAGGGCAGGCTCGACATCCTTCCGGCCGGAGATGCGATTCTCGACCCGAAGACATGCCTGTCAGCGCATCCTCTTGCGTTTGGGAAGCAGGTCGAAATGAACGGTTACGACTTTTCGATGGCAAGCTACATCCGTATTTCGCAGTGGTTGGAGGGTCACCCGGAAGTGGCGGCCTACGACTTCCCGAAGAAGAGAGCGGGATTCCTTGCTCAGGAAAAAGTGGCACCGTTCATCGCCCGGATCTTCTGGCTGCCGGAGGACTGGATCCAGGCGGAGACCGTCAAATACAACACCGAGATCCAGAAACTCGCTTCGCTCTACAAGCGGGGGAAATGGTCAGCGGACATGATGGAGGCGCAGGAGCAGACGCTCGAACCCTCGAGCTACAAGGTTGGAGAGATCGACCTCTACAGTGGATTTCATGCATCGATGTAGAAAAAGGTTGAAACTCGACAGTCGCCTACTACTGTCAACATGATGACAAAACGATATGGCTGGATTTACAAAATTATTCGATAGCATTCTCGACTCCTCCATTTGGCAGGAATCGAAGGAAACCAAGATTGTCTGGATCACGATGCTTGCAATGGCGGACCGGAGCGGGGTCATTGAGGCGGCGATTCCAGGACTTGCGAACCGGGCAGGGGTGACGATTCAGGAGGCGGAGACTGCGGTCGAAACCTTCCTGTCTCCAGATCCCTACTCACGCACCACCGACTACGAGGGCCGGCGGATTGAAAAGGTCGACGGTGGTTGGCGTCTACTCAACCATGAGAAGTTCAGGCAGAAGCTCAGTGCGGCTGAGCGGAAGGAATATCAGCGGGAGTGGATGAGGAAGAAACGTGCCGAAAAATCGACCAATGTTGACAGTTCGTCGACAGATGTTGACACTGTTGACACCACGTTGACAAATATCGACAGTGTCGACACAGTACAGAAGCAGAGTACAGAGGCAGAGTACAGAAGCAGTGAAGAGAGTACTTTTGCTCAATTTTGGGAGATTTACCCCAGGAAGGTTGGGAAGGGAGCGGCAAGGAAGGCATTCGCGAAGGCATGCAAGAGGGCCGAAGCTCAGTGCATCATTGATGCCCTGAAGGCGCAGGTCGGATCACCTCACGCTTTCACCGAACCGAAATACTCACCGCATGCCTCTACCTGGCTCAACCGAGATGGTTGGGAAGACGAACTCGAAGCGGCCCAAAGCAAGAACACCGAATTCTGAAATGATGACCGAAGAGATGACATTGTGCAGGGTCTGCAAGAATCCGTTCCCGTCGCAAAAAGCGGAGATGGAGGTAGCAGGCGCCATGATCAAGTTCGCGCAGACTGCCTGCGACGACTGCATTGAGGAATACGAAGCCCGGACGAAGGAAAGCCGGACGAAGCTTGGCAGGATTCCATGGGAAGAGATTGCACCTCCGCTCTACCAGCAGAAGTTCGAGATGGATCTGCTTCCGGAACTCACGCGCCCCGTAGCGACGAAGGTGTTCGAGTGGAAGAATGGTCCTCGAGGTGTTGGACTCATCGGCAACAGCAGGACGGGCAAGACGCCGATCATGTTTGAACTGATGCGCCGGTGGTATGAGACCGGAGCGAGTGTCATGCTTTCATCCGGGGTCGAATTCGCGTCACAGGTGGGAAGCTTGGGGAGCGGTCGGGAGACTGTTATCCAGAGGGCGCAGAACTGCGACATGCTGTTCCTGGACGACATCGGCAAAGAGAAGTTCACCGAACGGGTGGAGGCTGACCTGTATGCCGTTCTGGAACATCGGAGGAGATACCTTCGACCTGTCTTCGCGACCGTGAACTCCCGCGGGGATGTCATAGCGGGAAAGATGTCAGCCGATGGCGGAATCCCGATCGTGAACCGTTTGAAATATGACCTGTGCGAATTTCTGCACGTTGAATCCAAATAAAAATAATGAGTGAAGAACTGCTACAATGGGGAGAGGAGCGCGCTCTGGCGCGGCACGACGACCCGGAAACCTCGCACGATGCTGCGAAGAGCATCAAGGTCTCTGCGAAGGAGGAGATCGTCCTGGAATGCCTTGCCGAATACGGTCCGCAAACCAGCATCGAGATTGCCAACCGAACTGGGCTGAATCCCAACACCGTTACGCCCAGGATGAAACCGCTCAAAGAGAAAGGAAAGGTTTACGACACGGGGATCCGGAGGAGATCGGAACTTTTGCACCAATGTCCCTGCTGCTCCCATAAATCAACCATCAGGGTCTCGAGGCCGAAGATCGTCTGGGCATTAAAGAAGGGAGAATGAATGAGTTACATTTATTTGCAGGAGCAGGGGGAGGAATCCTCGGCGGAATGCTTCTCGGACATACCACAGTTTGCGCTGTCGAGATCGAGGAATACCCTCGAAAGGTCTTACTGCAACGGCAGCGAGACGGAATCCTGCCTCGCTTCCCAATCTGGGACGACATCCAAACCTTCGACGGTAGACCGTGGAGAGGGCGCGTCGATGTCGTCTGCGGCGGATTCCCGTGCCAGGACATATCCTCCGCCGGGAAAGGAGCAGGAATTGAGGGAGAGAGATCTGGTTTGTGGGGAGAAATGGCGCGAGTTATTGGTGAAGTACGACCCCGATTCGTGTTCGTGGAAAACTCACCTATGCTTGTGGGAAGAGGACTTGCCGTGGTCCTCGGTGACCTTGCCGAAATGGGGTATGATGCGCGATGGGGTGTGCTGGGAGCAGACGACGCAGGAGCGCCCCACCGACGGAAAAGGATCTGGATACTGGCCCACTCCGGTTCATTCGGAAGCAAGGCAAGGATACCAGAACCGGAACAACGGGAAGAAGGGGTCGCAAAAGAGCCTGACCACAGCTGTTGTGGACAGGGATCAGGAAAGAATGCCGACCCCGACCAGTCGAGATTGGAAAGGCAAGAGCGGATCGGGACGACAGGAGAGGAAGGGGCATCCGACCGACACGCTGCCGAACTATGTGGACAAGTGGCCGGCACCAAGATTCCCATCACCGACAGCAACGGACTGGAAGCGGGGAGTGGAGTCTCAACAGGCGAGACGGGACAGAGGGGCGCACACGGGTGTAACACTGAACGACGCACTGAACGCTCCTGGTGGGAGGCTGAACCCGAATTGGGTCGAGTGGCTCATGGGGTGGCCTGTCGGGTGGACCGACTCAAAGCCATTGGAAACGGACAGGTTCCGCAGGTGGCCGCACTCGCATGGAGAATTTTAGCAGAGGACGCTCAAGAGATTCGGTCCTGATCGGGATCGCGCAACCGATACAAATACAATGGAAAAATCAGAAGAATCAACCGACACGGAGCGAGATCAGGCTTCGCAGCCTCGCTTTGGTAGCCCGTCGAAGTCACTAACGATTATGATGGGTGCAGCGGTTGCTCTTGGAAGCATTGGTGGCGGATTCCCCAAGTTGGGATGCTCTCGTCGCGGCCCAAGAGGGACAGAGATGGAGAAGGTTGGAAAGACCGATGATGGCGACGACATCTTGCAGGATCGAGGGGGCAGAAAATACACGCGGAACGCCAGGGGGACGATCAGAAGATTTAATGCCGAGAAACCGACCGAACAACCCCAACGAGAGCAGGATTCGAGTGCGCTGACTTGTTCTGTGCCGTTGGTCTGGAACGCTGGACCGGCGAGAGGAGGAGGCGGAACGGCAGGAAAGCGAGATGGGGTGCCGTGGTGGTGGGATGGTGATTTGCTCGTCGTGGTCGTCGAATGCCGTGGAGGTCCACACGTCGCGATGGTGAGCGTTTACGCGGACGAGGACAAGCTGGATTTTGTCGATCCCGAAACGGGAGATTTTAGCTTCGGGTATCTACCGGACGATGTCTCGTGGTGGGCTAAGATTGAGGAGTCTCTTCCACAGAACGATGAGACATGCCAGCCTGACGAGGGCGGAAAATAAAAAACACTTTAGATATGAAAACGGTAAAGCGAAGATGCAACAACGAGAATTGCCGAATCGAATACGAAGCGAGGGAAGCGGACCTAAAGCGAGGATGGGGGAAATCCTGCTCAAAACGGTGTGCGGCTATCGTCCGAAAGTATGGGGGGCGGAAGATGGCAGCAGCGTCCCGAAAGTATCGAGGCAGACCGAACGACAACCGAACGTATGAGATCCAAGAGGAACCCGATCAAGGGTGGGATGCACACAAGCTTTGCAGGTGAGAACGATTGAGGACATCCAGCGAGGAAAAGACTATGGAAAAAGAAACGACGAAATCGAGCTTGGATGCTCCGACTTGTTCTCTTTTGGACGGGTTGAGCGACCGAGCAAAACAATGGCTAGACAAGGCTTGTGAGCAGGCTGCTGATGGTCAGGGGATTACATTGGATTTAGAGGCCCGTAACGAATGCGAGTTAGTTGGTTTGATTGAGGTTGATCGTCGACAGTGGGTCACTATCCCCGCGAACGTGATGGATGCCGTTTACTCGAATGGATATTTAAAAGAGAACGC